TGATAAGTCAGTTACGAATTTTAATCATACAATTTTGCAAACTTCTTTAGCTACTATTGGCGTAAAATACACCATGGCTGATAAGTTAGCAGAGTCTGTACCTTTTATTCATATTTCACAAGCTTCTTTTTTGAAGAGGGCTTGGCGGTTTGAACCAGATTTGCAATCTCATGTTGCGATCTTGGATCACTCCTCAATTGGAAAAATGTTAACAAAACATATTCCAGGCCAAGTTCTTTGTATAGAACAACACAGTGTTGAGGTCATGCAGACGGCGTTAATGGAATACTTCTTTTATGGAAAAGAGGAATTTATGAAACGTCGAAAAATGATGCTCGAGATTGTGGATGAGAATGAACTGCAACCCTATATGACTAGGGATTTTCCAGTTTGGGATGATATGATCACCAAATATAAGGAAGATTCCGATCACAGGGTTTGTAAACTGTGTTCTGGCAACTAAGTTGCACCCCGGGCTTCCGATATAAAGTCCAACTTAAACCAAAATATATCCTGCATTCATAGTTACCTGCTATTAGTATAAGTCAATGTAAACTTTTAGTAATGGATGAATGTTGACATCTACCAGGGCGTTCCCCTAAATATGTATTTACATATGTGTCGGTTGATGCACAATTTGACAAACCTCGAAGTTCCAATGAGTTTACGGAATTTCATATGAGTTTTACCAAACTTGCAAACACAATTTTAGAAAAGCCTGATCAGCTGAAAAAGATCATTTTTGGTTACGAACTGCAATCTGCAGATATCGTAGCCGCCCCGACCGCATCGGAAGATGTGGTCTCCGCCAGTGAGCGTGTTCAAATCATTCGATTTGATGATTCGCAAATGGCAACCCCATATGATATGGGAAGATTTATGGATAATACATTTTCCATAGATGAAGACGCGACAGCAAAATTGGGAGAGTATTTATCTCGACCAGTTAAGATAGCATCTTGGAATTGGACAGAAGGTTTACCCTTTTCCCAATCCTCGGATCCTTGGACTTCCTTTTTCACGAATCAATTTATCTCTCGTAAGTTAGATTTTTATTCGCGAATTCGATGTAATCTTAAGTTGAAATTTGTACTCAATTCATCCCCATTTTATTATGGAGCGATTTATGTGTACTATCAACCTATGAACCAAGGTGTTACCTATTCCACAGCGGCGGATCTAATTCCAATTTCCCAATTACCGGGAGTTTGGTTGGAACCGCAGAAAATGACTTCTGTCGAAATGACCTTACCATTTTTATGGACAGGCTCATGGCTTAATGTCTCAAAAGCAACAGATGTTGCTGGTATGGGACAAATTAGAGCTATCGACTTTAGTGGTTTACGTTCCGCTAATGGAGTGACTGGAACTGATATTACGATTTCAGTTTTTGCTTGGGCGGAGGAAGTTACTCTAGCAGGACCCACCTATGGTGAGAGTCTGCAAGGTGACGAATACGAGAAGGAAGGTACTGTATCAGGACCAGCTTCTACTGTTGGAAATATTGCTGCGATGTTAAGCACTGCTCCTATTATAGGACCATTCGCTATGGCTACCTCTATAGGTGCCAATGCGGTAGCATCTATTGCAAAAATATTTGGATATTCTAATCCTCCAATGATCGATGATGTTATGCCGTATCAACCTAAATCCTTTCATGCTTTTGCAAATACCGAAACTCGAATGCCTATAGATCGTCTTTGTATAGATCCCAAAAATGAAGTAACTATTGATAATTCAATTGTGAACGTGGATCCCAAAGATTCTTTGACTTTCGAGAATACAGTATTACGCGAGTCTTTTTATGGGCGTAAGCTCATTAATAGTACTTACGTACCAGGCGATGTTGTTTTTACAACTTTAGTATCACCTGGGCAGCATAATACAGAATTAGTTGGTGCTAACAATATTAAAACTATGGTGCCTTGTGCATATTTTGGCGAAATGTTCAATTTATGGCGAGGTACTATGAAGTATAAAATTAAGATTGTTAAGTCTCAATATCATCGTGGTAGAATAGCTGTATCTTGGGACCCTGAGTATAACATAATGTTAGCTCCAGATCCCGAGACATCTGTTTTCACCAAAATTATCGATTTAGAGTACGAAGATGAAGTTATCATTGAAGTACCCTTTAAAGCTAAAACCCCTTACTTAAAATTTAGAAGTGAACGTCTCAGTAATGAGAATAAAACACCTGATTTAACTTTAAATAGTTTGTATCACAATGGTATTTTATCAGTTCGCGTTCTTAATGTTATTACAGGGCCAGCAGCTGATCCGGAGATTGAGCTCCTCTTCTTTTCTAATCCTGGAAAGGACTTTAGATTTGCAATGCCAAAAGCTATTCCAGCTACATTGGCGGCAGGTCCGGTCCAATCCGGTGATTTGACAGATGAGTCAGAAGCTTTTGATACCAAGATCGATATGATTACAACCGGTGAAAGTATTTGTTCACTAAGGCCAC